CGGTGTCCGTCCTTCCGTCTGGTCGCATCTGCTACGACATCACGCCACCCGATGGCCGCACCGGGCAGGTTCGCCGGCTGTTCGCCGAAGAGGTGTTCCACCTGCGGGACCGCACCGATGCCGGCGAGGTGGTGGCGAAGTCGCGCCTGGCCCGCGCCGCTGGTGCCGTGCAGAACGTCAACGCCCTGCAAACCATGGCGCTGTCGGTTTGGGAAATGGGCATGAAGCCATCGGGCTACGTGACCATGCCGGGCGTGCTGAGCAAAGATGCCCGCAAGGAAATGGCCGAAGTCATGCGCGGCTTCCAGGGAAGTGCCTCGGCGGGCCGTGTGCCCGTCTTGGAAGCAGGAACCGCATTCCACCCATTGGGTATCGACGCAGAATCCGCGCAGACGCTCGAAAGCCGGAAGTTCGGCATCTACGAGATTGCGCGCATCTTCCAAATCCCGCCGCCGCTGCTGCAATCCTATGAGTACAACAGCTACGCCAACGCCGAGCAGGCATCGAAGTGGTACGGCCAGCATACAATTGCGCCGTGGGCGGCTCGTATCCAGTCAACGTTTTTTAGATGCGTTCTAGGTCCGAATTCCGACCTGTCGGTGGAACTCGACTTGAGTTCGTTGCTCAAAGGGTCCGAACTGGAACGGTGGCAGGCGTACAAGATCGCGGCGGAAATCGGCGCCGTCTCGGCCGACGAAATCCGCGCCGAGTTCGGTTGGTCGCCGCGCACCGCTGAACCCGGCCAGCCGGTGCCGGTGGAGGAGCAACCGCCGCCATGAAACACGGGCTGGCACCTGCCGTCGCCGAGAAGCTGGCCAAGGTGGTTGGCCTGCTGGCGTCGGATTTCGACGGTGAGCGGGCGAACGCGGCGGCAGCAGCAACCCGGCTGTTGCAGGCGCACGGCATGTCCTGGGCCGATCTAGTGCGGCCGCCAGCGGCACCGGAGGCACCGCCACGGCCCGTAGGGCATCGGGCGCGGGCGCTAGAGGCGCTGCGGCATGGGCTGCCGCGCACGGCCTGGGAACGGGCCTTCCTGCATAGCCTCGCCGGGCAGGACCGCATGAGCGAAAAGCAGGCGGCGGTGCTGCGGAGGATAGAGGAGCGCTTGTCGCAGGCCGGGCCTGGCCAGTAGCGTACAAAAGCGAAAGGCGGTCCCGCCACAGGACCGCCTCTCAAAACTTAAGCGCGAGTTTGTAACCAACGGCGCCTTGCCGGGCGCCACAACTCCATTCGGAGGACCACCCCGCTAGTGCAGGATAACCCGGAACGTCTGACACTGATATATCAGACGCGCCCGTTTGGCGTCTTTACCAAGGTAATGCGCGTAACCGCGATGGTAAAGACCTCTGCACCCTAGCGGGGTGGTCCGTGAGGATCACTCATGCCTGACCACCACGGCTACAACGCCGGCAATACCCAACCCGGACTTGACCTTTCGGCGCTGGCCAAGCTGCCCCGGTGGGTGGCCTGGCAGACCATCCCGCGCGGGCCGCGTAACAGGCCGACCAAGGTGCCGTTCACGGCGAACTGCAAGCCAGCCAAATCCGATGATCCTGGCACCTGGGGCACACGGGCCGAGGCCGAGGCATGGGCGAAGCGGCTGCCAATGCCGATGGGTGCCGGAGGAGTCGGCATCGTGTTCGGCGACCATGACGGCCTGGCCATTGGCGGTATCGACCTCGACACCTGCCGCACCGGCGAGGCCATCGAGCCATGGGCCGAGGAGGTGGTTGCCCGCTTCGGTTCCTATGCCGAGGTGTCGCCATCCGGCACCGGGGCCAAGGTGCTGTTCACCGTGGATGCCGCCGTGCTGGCCGAGGTGCGGGAGCGCCTAGACGGCAAAAGCGGCAAGGTGTGGAAGCAGGCCACCGGCACCGATCATCCGCCGGCCATCGAACTGTATCTCGGCGGCCGGTTCTTTGCCGTCACCGACCAGGGGCTTGCGACCGCACCGGCCGAGGTGCGGCAGGTGGAAGCCGACGATCTTGCATGGCTGATAGACACCGCCGGGCCGGCATTCGGCGGGGCGGCCAAGGCCAAGGCCAAGGGGGCCAAGGCCGCAACCGGTGACGGCAGCCGCAGCGCGCGGGCCTTCAAGGTGGCGGCCGAGGTGAAGCGGGCCGGTGGCGGGTACGATGACTTCAAGGCGAAGTTGGAGGCCGAACCCGATACGGCCGAGTGGTTGCGGGAAAAGGGACTGCCCAACGGTGAGCGAGAATGCCGGCGCACCTGGGTAAACGCCGGCGATGCGGTTGACGATGAGGTGCTGCTGACCGAGCACGGCGTTGCCCTAGCCTTCATGCGGCGGCAGCGGAACGACCTGCGGTTCTGCCATGACACCGGCGCGTGGTTCCTATGGACTGGCACCCATTGGCGGCAGGATCGTAAGCACACGGCGTTCAGCTTCGCCCGCGACCTGATCGCGGAACACAACCGGGAAGCCGAGTTCAAAACCCAAGCTATCACCGGCAAGGCCGCCTTTGCGGCCGGTGTGGAGCGGTTCGCTCGATCCGATCAGGCGCTGGCCGTCACCGCCGAGGATTGGGACACCGACCCGTGGTTGCTGGCGACACCGGGCGGCACGGTGGACCTACGCACCGGCACGCTACAGCGGGCAAGGCCATCCGACATGATGACCCGCGTTACTGCGACGGCACCAGCGGCCACGGCTGACTGCCCGCGATGGCTGCGGTTCATGGATGAGGTGACGGCCAAAGACGCCAAGTTGATTCGGTTCATACAGCAATGGTGCGGCTACAGCCTGACCGGCGACACACGGGAACAAGCCTTGCTGTTTGGCTACGGGCAAGGCGGCAACGGCAAGGGCGTGCTGCTGAACACCGTTTCCCGCATCATGGGTGACTACGCCATGACGGCTACCATGGAAGCCTTCACCGCATCATCTGGCGACAAGCACTCCACCGACCTTGCCATGTTGCGCGGCGCGCGGATGGTCACAGCGTCCGAAACCGAGGAAGGCCGGGCTTGGGCCGAGGCGCGGATTAAGCAAGTGACCGGCGGCGACCCGATCACGGCTCGCTTTATGCGGCGGGATAACTTCACCTACCTGCCACAGTTCAAGCTAACCATCATCGGCAACCACAAGCCGGTGCTGCGGAACGTGGATGACGCAACGCGGCGGCGGTTCAACATCGTGCCGTTTCTGCACAAGCCCGAGGTGATCGACCTACAGCTTGAAGCGACCCTGCGGAGAGAATGGCCCGGCATCCTGCGGTGGATGATCGAAGGCTGCCTTGACTGGCAGCGGCACAAGCTGACCCGGCCGCCGGTGGTTGTGGAGGCTACGGCCGAATATTTCGAGGCGCAGGATACCATGGCGCATTGGCTGGCCGAGCGGTGCGAGGAGAAGCTCCGCGCCGAAGCGCCATCATCCGCCCTGTATCGCGATTGGGCCACATGGGCGAAAGCCCGAGGCGAGGAGCCGGGCACGAACAAGGCGTTTTCCGCCGCCATGGAGCGCCGCTACCCGAAGAAGAAGACCAAAACCGGCGCGGTATTCGAGGGCCTTCACCTGCGCCCATCCGATACCGGCGTGTGGTGAGGATGACCCACCATCGGGTGACGGGTGACGGGTGGTGACGGGTGAAAGGTATATTTCCTCATGCGCATGTATGCGCGCGATATGGGCCGAATAGGTAAACCCGTCACCACCCGTCACCCGTCACCTTGTTTCAGCTTCGGTTTGAGAGATAGGAACCCCGATCATGCCCGTTCTGACCGCAAACCAAATCGTGCCGCAAGCCAAGCAAACCGCCACTTTGAGCGTGCGGGTATCCGCCACGGCCGAGCAGGTGGCGGCACCGGCCGGGCAAACCGTGGAGGTGATCGACGCATCCGGTCCGCCGTGTGTGGTGACGGCGAACCAGACCATGGAGCCGGGCACGCAGCGGGTGCGGCTGATCGTGACGCCATGGAAGGGGCCGGCCGAGCCGAGGGCGGAGCGGCAGCCGGCGGAGCCTCGGCCGTGAGTGCTGCACGAATGCAGCGCCCGTCTTCGCTCAGGCAGCGCTTTGCCGAGGCAGCGCAGATGATGGGTGTCAGTGAGCGGCAGATATGGCTGGCCCATCGCCTGCGGACTGAGGCGCCCGACCTAGCGGACGCGGTAGAGCGCGGCGAGATGAAGCTACCAGCCGCAATCAAGGTGCTGGAGGAGCGGCAGGGCAAGGCCAAGGCGGCAGAACCGAGGCTGTTCAAGGCTTGGCGGCTGGCCTCGTTGGAGGAGCGGCGGGCGTTCACCGCATGGCTGGACAGCGCGGCCGATCACGGATGACAGAGCCGAAAGGCAAATATCGTGGGACTGATGGACCCGCGACCGGCCCGGGCATTTCATTTCGCAATGTCCCATCCCGTTTGGCGTCTGGGATCGGTGCGAAACCGGAAGCAGCCGAGGCATTCACCCGTGCCGCACCCCCTGCCGGCCCTGGTGGCGCCGGCCAAATGCGGGTGCTGCCCGTGTTTTCGGGCGGCCCAAACCTGAAAGATTCTCATGTTATCGGCGGCTGAAGTTTCAGCCGTGTAGAATCAACGCTCTATCGAGGATCGACCGATGCCGACCCCGCGCATGCCGACCGCCCTAAAGCAGACCAAGGGCACCGCCCGCGCCGACCGGATCAACCCGAATGAGCCTCGGCCGGCGCGTGCCCTGCTGAAGCCGCCGCCGCATCTGGGCAAGGCCGCCCGCGCCGCGTGGCTGGCGGTGGCACCAGTGCTCGACCGCATGGGCGTGCTGACCGAGGCCGACGAATGGGCGATGGAAGCCATGTGCGAGTGCCACGCCGAACTGGCGGCCCTACGCGCCACGCTGGCGGCCCGTGGTGGCCGTACCTACGAGGTGACGACCCGCGAGGGCGGCACGGTGCGCCGGGCCTACCCAGAAGCCGCGCAGCTTGCCGACGCCGAGCGCCGGTTCCTCGAATACCTGCGGCGCTTCGGCCTGACCCCGGCAGACCGCACGCGCGTCTCGGCCGCACCGCCGGCTGATGCACCGTCGCCCTGGGATAGCTTCACCCTGCCGGCAGCGAACTAGGCCGGCTGTCGGACTAACTGTCAGACAAGGTTTGCGGCATAGTCTCCCTGTCATCGGGAGTAAGACAGCATGTCGGACGCCGGCCCCAAGCCCTGGACCATCCGCAACGTGACGCAAGAGGCGCGGGATACCGCCATTTCTGCCGCCAAAAGCGCCGACGTTGACCTTGGCGCATGGGTTAGCCATGCGATCCGTCAGACAGCCTTGTCCGACCGGGGCGGCATGGCCGGTGAGGTTGTGTCAGACAGGGTGTCGGACAACGGCGCTGACAGCCGGGAAACGGTGGCCATGCTGTTCGCCGGCCTTGGCCAGATAGCGGGGGTCAAAGGATGCGGTGGCCTGGCAGAGCGGACCCGGGCGCTGATCGAACAGCACCTAGACCGGATGGCGCTGGCACCGCTGCCAGGGCGGCGGGCACCCCCGAAGCGGCTCGGCGCCCCATGATAGGCGCAGCGGCCGGCTGATGATCTTCTATCACCGCACATATCGACCCCGCGCCCGCGCCATCCTCCGCAACGGGTGGCGCGACGGGAGCGGGCACTACGGCATGCCGCTATGGCTAACCGGGGTTTGGCTATCCGCCGTGCCCCTGGACCGCGACGAAGGCGCGATCGGCGACACGGTGCTTCGTCTGGTGCTGCCGCTGAACCGGCGGCAACTGGATCGGTATGAGGTGGTCGAGGAAGGCCGCCCGCATCGGGAATGGCTGATCCCGGCGCGCGTGCTGAATGAGCGGGGCCGGCGGCTAGTCGTCGTTTCCTGGGAGCGTCACCGCGTAGTTTGCGACAAGTTGTCGCCAACTCCCTAGCCGCGAGAAGAAAGGTAGTGCCGCTACCTTTGCGCCGCCTGGACCAAGCTTACGTCGTCAACTTGCTTCCCATTCTGCAAAGCAAGGTAGTGACGCTACCTTGGGTAAAGGTGCCGCCGGCACGTTTGGAGTTGACGACGTAAACTCCACAACCGGAATGAGAAGCAAGGTTCGGTCCGAACCTTGGGGCAAGGTGTTGCCATCACCTTGCTTCCCGTAACGACCTGCCCCGAGGGCCTACGGCCGGGAGGGTTTGATGATATCCAACCCTCCGGCGCCGTTCTTTCCATATCGCCCATTATGCCGCGCGCCAGCAAGCACCGGCCAAGCATCCGGCAAGCATCCGTCGCGGCGTTACCATTTTAGTAATACCGCGCCAGTCATCGCGGCCTATTCGTTCCGGACGCAGCGGCCAATTATACTTGCGCCGCAATGCTCACCGGGGGCAATATAGTTCTCGTGAAACAGCCCCTCGCCCTCGGCGCCATGCCGATCCACCTCGCGGAACGCCAGTTCACCCTGGGCGAGGCCGCTACCCTGTCGCGCGTCCCGCACCGGAGCATCCGCAACTGGATGGCCCGCGACGTCATCGTGCTGGGCGAGCGGCATTTCCTCGGCCGCTGGATGTTCTCGGTTCTCGACGTGCTGAAGCTGGCCGTCATGCATGACCTATGCGTCAAGATGACCTTCAGCCCGAGCATTGCCGCCAAGCTGGCCGAGGCCGTGGCGCAAGTCGCCTGGGACAGCAGCAAGCGCGATGCCTCCGGCACCCTGACCGCCGGCGCTGACAACTTCCGGCCGAACGTCAACGTGCTGCTGAACTACGATGAGGCCGGCGAGCCGCATGTGGTCATGGCCAACATCAAAGACCCCGGCAACTACTACCCGCCGCTTAGGGGTGAAGCCGGCGCGGCATCGCTGCGCCGGGCGCATGTCGTCATCCCCGCAACCGCGATGCTGTTCGACGTGCTCGAACGAACCGAGGAAGTCACCCGGCGCAACGTCAAAGCGGAGGTGCCTTTCCATGACTGACAACGATCCCGTCACCCTCGATGAACTGGCCGAGGTGCTGAACGTGCTTCCCGGCCACCTAGAGGATTTGGCAGGTGGGCCTTTCGCGCTCGATGCCAGCCGCAGCATGCGCCTTCGCGTGGCCTTCGGTGCGGCGGTGCTGGTGTGCTTCACCGCAGCAGAGATGCTTGAGCCGGCGCTGTCGGTGCATGTCGCCATAGAAGCCGCCAACGGTGCCGACCTCACCGGGAACAAGTCGCTGCTGGTGGCCTGGCGCGGGACCAAACCCGGATGGGTATGGTTTGACGGTGAGCCGACCGCGCCGCCGGTCAATCCGCAGGAAGGCTTCGGCTCGCCGCTGCGGCGGCCCATGGCCGTCATCCCGGTTGATGCGATGTACCGCGACATTTCCGCCGCCATCGTCACCTTGCGTGAGCGCGCGGGCGCCACGGCGCATTGATGGCAGCAACCAGAATCCCGCCAGGAGGGAACCGGATGGTGAGCGCGCCGGGGTACAAGGCGGCCGAGGCCTGGCGGGGGATGCCTTTAGGAACTCGGCCGCCACGCTTTCTCAATTGCACTACCAGTCGGCGTGGGCAGCCGAGCGAGCGCCGCGAGGCGTCCAAGCCCCTAGATGGAACGCCCACCACCGCAGACCGGCGCGATGCCGGCCAAGCCCTATGATGGAGAACACCCCATGCGCTCGATGCGCGACATTCTGAGCCGGCAGGAAGAAATTCGCGCTGAGATGCGTAGCCTGCACGAAGCCGCCGGCCCCGACGGCAATCTTGCGGCCGAACAGCAGGCCCGGTGGTCCGAACTGGAAGCCGAGGCGACCGGCCTGCAAACCCGCCAGCAGCGGCAAGCCATCCTCGATGACGCCGAGCGCCGTATACAGGGCCAGCAGCTTGCCGGCACCGGCGACCGCAACCTTGACCGCGAGATGCGCAGCTTCAGCCTGGTGCGCGCCATCGGCAGCCAAATTCCGAATCTGAATATCGACGCCGGCCGCGAGATCGAACTCTCGAAGGAGATCGCCCGCCGTGCTGGCCGGCCGTTCAGCGGCATGGCTGTTCCAATGGCCATCTTCCAGCAGCCGGTGGAACAGCGCGTGATGACCACGGGCCTGCCGGTCAATGGTCCCGGCTCTAACCTCATTGCCACGGATTACCGCGGCGACCAGTACATCGACCTGCTGCGCGAGGCGCTGGTGATCCGCCGCCTTGGCGCGCGGGTTCTCACTGGCCTTGTCGGCAACGTCGCCATTCCGCGCCAGACGCAGGCGACCACGGCGGCATGGGTGAACGAGGATAGCCCCATCCCGATGAGTGACATGGGTTGGGATTCGGTGAGCCTAAGCCCCAAGCACGTCGGCGCCCGAACCGAGTTCAGCCGCAACCTGCTGCTTCAGACTAGTCCAGATATTGAGACCCTGGTGCGGCAGGATTTCGCGGCGGTGCTGGCGCGCGAGGTTGACCGGGCGGCGGTGGCGGGATCGGGCGCGGCGCCGTACCCAAGGGGCATCTTGAACACCGGCGGCACCGGCGTGGTTGCCCTCGGGACCAACGGCGGCGGGCTGACCTATGACAGCATCATCGACCTGATTGGCTTGGTCGAGGATAGCTATACCGCCGGCTCCTCCGCTGGCTTCCTCGGCAATCGCAAGGTCAAGCGCGCGGCGCTGAAGCTGAAGAACGCCAGCGCAGACCCCTACGGGGCAGACGTGGTGTTCCAGGGCATCCCGCACCTCTACAGCGATGTTGTGCCATCCGACCTCACGAAAGGCACCGCCACGGGCACGCTGTCGGCGCTGATCTACGGCAATTGGTCGGATCTGCTGGTCGGCTATTGGAGCGAGTTCGACCTCCTCGTGAACCCCTATGAAGGCGTGGCCTACTCAAAGGGCAACGTGCAGGTGCGCGGCATGATTACGATGGACACCGCAGTCCGACACCCGACCAGCTTCGCCGCAATCCGCGACGTGGTGGCCTGATGAACGCGGCGCGCTTTCCCGATACCGTCGAAATCCGCACGGCGGCGGAAATGCGCGTCGCCGCCGGCCGCAAGCTGGAAGGCTATGCGGCGGTATTCGACCAGCCGACCCGCATCGCCGGCTTCTCCGAGGTGGTGCGGCGCTCGGCCTTCAACGCGGCCCTGGCGTCGGATCAAGACTGTCTAGGATGCGTTGACCATGACCACGGCAAGCTGCTTGGCCGGCGGCGTTCAGGAACCCTCCGGCTGGCCGTGGATGCTAAGGGCCTGTTCTTCAGTCTCGATGTTCCACAGACCCACCTCGGCGCCGATATCCTCGCCCTGGTGGAACGCGGCGACGTGACCGGGGCTAGCTTTGCCTTCCGCACGAGGAAGGAAGCTTGGGTTGGCAAAGATCGGCGCGAGTTGCTGGACGTCGAATTGATAGACGTTGCGATTTGTCAATCTTATCCCGCCTATGCCGGGACCGAGGTTTCTGCCCGCGCGCGACACCTCGCCGGCCTGGAACCCATCGCCGCGCTTCGGCGCCGCCGTACCCTGGGGATGCTCTGATGGCCGGCTTCCTGTCCCGCATCCTCGGCCGCCTGGCGCCAGTCGAGCAGCGCGACGCCAGCAGCATGACGGCATCCTTCGCTCATGCCTTCGGCCTCTACCCGACACCGGCCGGGCGCTTCCTGTCGGCGACGGGTGCCGAGAACCTGTCGGCGGTGATGGCGGCCATCGGCGCGATATCCTCGACCACGGCCAGCCTTACGCCGCTGGCCTTCAGGCGCACCGCTACGAGCCGCGAGGAACTGCCGCCAGGGCATTGGCTGAGCCGGCTGCTACGGGCGCCTTCAGAGCAGTTCAGCTATCCCGAGTGGTGCGAGTCCCTGGTGAGTTCGTGCCTCCTAAGCGGCAATGCGCTGTGCGAAATCCGCCATGATGCCGGCGGCCGGCCGGTGGCGCTGGAACCGATTGGCTGGCATCGGGTGGCGGTGTCCGTCCTTCCGTCTGGTCGCATCTGCTACGACATCACGCCACCCGATGGCCGCACCGGGCAGGTTCGCCGGCTGTTCGCCGAAGAGGTGTTCCACCTGCGGGACCGCACCGATGCCGGCGA